TGGGGAGATCTTTAGATGCTCCGCCATTTCAAGCTTTGACCCTCGTGGTTCGGTGGAAAAGTATTCTGTTAGTGTCATTCGTTGTTCCATAAAAGTTGTTGGTGCCTGCCGTTTATCCCCGACATGGCTCCGACGGCAAAGCGGACTTTTTGCGGGATCTTCATGCACCAACACGGCTGGGGACTCACCAGATTCAATCATCTGACTCAGGCTGTCTCCAACCAGAATCCCCATGCGTGTTGGGTGGGGCTTCACACCCCACTGCCCCTTCTACTCGGCGGGGGTCACCTATCTGGGCGCTACCCAGCCTCATTCAGTTTTCGAACACTATATCGTAACTTGATGTTACAGCGCAATAACAAAAATATTTCATGATCTTGCAGACAACTTTAATTTCGTGTTATAGTGCTGTCACGTCGATGTTGACGGTTTAGGAGAAAGTATGGATTACGACCTCGAAGACAGAGTGTTATTCATTGTTTGCGCACTTGGCGCGTTTGTTGTCCTTTTGGACGTTTTTATTTGGAGAATTTAATGACAAGCTTTTTCGTTGAAGACAAAGGTGGTTCGTTCGAATCAACCCCCTCAGGTATGCACCTCGCACGTTGCTACCGCATCATTGACCTCGGTACTCAAAAGTCAGAGTACATGGGTGTCAGCAAACTCCTACACAAAATCATGCTCGGTTGGGAAATCCACGGCGTGAATGACGACGGTACACCCATCAAGATGAAGGACGGTCGCCCGTTCGCTATGTTCAAGAACTACACGTTCTCATGGGCAGAGAAAGCAAACCTCCGTGCAGACCTCCAGTCATGGCGCGGTAAGCCTTTCACGCAAGAAGAGATGCGTCGCTTTGACCTCAAGAATGTCTTGGGTGCATGGTGCATGCTTAACGTGATCGAGAAGCCGGGAACCGATGGCAAGATCTACGTGAACGTCGCAGGCGTATCCCCCGTTCCCGCAGTGATCAAAAACGCAGGTCTTCCCACAGCGATCAATCCAAACGAGATGTTCACATTGTCTGATCCAGACATGACCATGTTCCAAGGCTTCAGCGACAACCTGAAGAAGAAAATCATGGCTTCACCTGAATGGGAAAAGCTCCAAGGTAAGGCAACCCCACAAACGACTTCCAAAGCACCCGTGATGGAAGACGACGAAGACATCCCCTTCTAAGGAGACATCATGAAAATAGCAAACATCACAATGGATAAGGAAACACTCGAAGTAACTTTTGAGCTAACAAAACAGTTCAAAAAGCTAGAGTGGGGTACGAAAGCGGACGCACTGCAAGACACAATGGATCAAGCTTTTAATGAGTTCCGCACTCTTGTTTTTGAACAAAGATTGGACGATAAATGACAACAATCATTGCAAGATCGGCGGAGTCTGTGCATTGGTATCGTGCCGATAACGGAAAACCTCAGTACACCGTACCTGCGAAGGATGGATCAAACCGTCCTACGACCCTCAGGGACGCTCGAAAGATGAACCTAGTACCGTCGGTCACAACGGTGATGAAAATCGCCGCGAAACCCGGTCTCGACGTCTGGAAGAACGAACAACTGCTTCTGGCGGCGCTCACTCTTCCAAAGGTCGAAGGCGAAACGGAAAAGGAGTTCATCGCCCGTGTGATCTCTGACTCCAAAGAAACGGGTAAACGCGCCGCAGAGCGTGGTACTCGCATCCATGAATCCATTGAGCGTTGGTACGGTGGTGACAAGAACGTCGAGCACGTCGCGATTGCTAAGGCATTCGAAGAGAAGGTGTTCGACCACTTCAAGACCCACCCATTCCAGAAATGGGAGACGGAAATCTCGTTCTCTCATGAACTGGGTTTTGGTGGTAAGACCGACTTGTTCACACGCGAGTCAAAAGACACCCCTTTGGGTATCGTCCTCGACGCAAAGACCAAAGAGTTTGACGTTGACGACGACATCCCTGCATACGATGAAAACCTCATGCAGTTGGCGGCGTACCGTATCGGCTTAGGTCTACCCAATGCACGTTGCGCAAACGTGTTTGCATCAGCTTCTAATCACGGTTTGATCAAGATCCACGAGTGGTCAGAAGAAGAGCTTCAGCGTGGTTGGGCGATGTTCCAAGCTTTGCTGACATTCTGGAAACTTAAAAATAAATTCGGAGAGTGATATGGACGAACTGCTACCTTTAATCCTCGTGGGTTGGCTTATAGCCTCGTGGCTCACACACGTTATTGTTTGCATCAAAACAATGTCTTGGGGGTTCCTTATCGCTGGAGCACTCATCATCCCAGTCGCCAACATTCACGGCACTGGCGTTTGGTTTGGCTGGTGGTAAGGAGAAAATTATGTTTATTTCAAACGAAGAGAAAAAGTATCTGTTTGATCAGATCAAAATAGTTTCGGCATTGACTAAAGACATGGGTTTGTTAGCTTCTGAGGTCACCTATCTCAAAGCCAAAATCAAAATCTTAGAGTCACGACCTGCCCCCGCTCCAAAGAAACAAAAGACAGCGGCTCAGAAGGCTAAACAACGCGAGTACATGAGGACGTACAAAGCTAAGAAACTTGCAGAAAAGAAAGCATTGGAACAAAAATGATCACCAAAGAACAAGTCACAGAAGCCTTCATGAACATTGTTCTTGAAGAGAACTACAACTTCCTCGAAGAAGATCTGGTCACTCTGGCAGAAGCGTTTGTGAAAGCCGCAACACCAGCCATTGAGAAGCAAGAACGCGACAAGTGCGTGGACATTGCTCGCTCAGTCAATCATTTGGTCGCACAACGAATCGAACAGGTTCGGGCGCAACAATAAACAAAAACCCCCACTTGGCGGTGGGGGCTTCATCATGACCTTCTGGATATTTTTACTACTTTGCCTTGTCGGTTCAATAATCACATCGCAGATCTTTTGGTTTCTGGTCTGGGCTTATCTCAGCGCAAAGGATTCCCCATAGCATCGTAGTCGTCTTCCTGAAGTCGAATCTCTTCAGGATTCTTTGCCAAACGTCTAATACGGTCAGACGCTGTCAAGTACAGTGGCGCGGCGATACCTACGGCTGGTAATGCCCCTGCAGACGCAACATACGGCGCCAGAAGACTCGCAACGGTACCTAGACCACCTACGGTAGCCTCACCCGTCTCACCAGCCCTGTAGCGGTTATATGCGTCTGCCGCTCCGAACCCTGCGGTCGCTCCCATCAATCCACCCTTAACTGGCAAAGATCCTAAATTTCCAATATAGGAGGCGGCTCGTGATAACCGTCCACCTCCAGTTGTCTGTTGCATGGCGTTTGCTCTATCAATCAAACGTTGAGCAAGCTGTGGATCTTCTCCTAGCTTTGGAATGCCCCATAAAGCCGCCATTTTGCTAGATACCTTGCCTCTTGGCGTAGCTCGTTTGTATCTTTTGTCTACTTCTTCTACCGTACCTTCGCCGATACCGTAACCAGTTTTTCCACCCCATTTGCCACCGGGCGTACCACCAAGTTCAGAGCTACCTTTTTTCCCAGTAACAAGATCGTAGGCTTCAGACAAAGCGTCATATTTTGCTTTTGCTATTGCGGCAGAAGTACCCGCTGTTGTACCCATCACCAAACCAATACCACTACCCACAACTGGATTTATTTCCGTTGCTCTGGGGTCGTCTTCAGTATTTGAACTAGCCATTTTGGGTGCGTCAAAGCTTGCCTTTGGAGCATTCTCTGATGGTGCAACTTGCTGAGGTTGCGCCTCGCCACTCACAACGTTTGGCAACTCATTACCGTAACGCTGAGACACATCCCACAAATGTTGTTTTGCATTTGGGCCAAGATCATCAATGTTGCCAGTCTTCAGAAACGTAGCCGCTTCTGGCTCCCCTGAGTGATACCCTGCCAACACCTTGTATGGATCGCTTCCAATGTTCTTCTTGGAAACCAAGTCTTTGATGATGTTCAAACCACAATCAATGTTTTGATCAACGTTTGTTGGGTCAGCACATTTGTACAGTCTTGCGGTGTCTGGCATGATTTGCATCACACCTAAGGCACCCTTTTTTGAAATAAGGCTGTTATCAAAACCGCTTTCTTGCATCACCATCGGCAATACAAAATCTGGGTTCAAACCTTTTTTGACAGCGGCTTCCCCTATCTTGAAAGCAAGCTCTCGTTGTTCAGGAGATAGTTTGGAAATATCCATGTCACACCTTGTAAGTTAGGGTTTCTGTGCCTGTGATTGTTTCCACTTTTGCAACTGCGCCCATGTGCTGTTAGCAGGTGGTTGTGCGCCACTAGGTTGCGCCACTGGTGAGGTGGGCGCTGTAGGAGCAGACGTTGGCGCCGTAGGAGCTTTGGGGTTCAAGTAGTCCCCCAAAGACGATGTCTTGTAGATCCAGTCAGCAGGTCGTTGGAATGGATCAGACGTCATCAGCTTGGACTTGTTCTCCATGTACTCGCGCTCCATCTTGTCCAACGTTGTGTTGGCCTCAAGCTTACGAGAGGGGATCTTGCCTTCAATGACGTATGCATGGCGATCTTTCGCATGCTTGTCAGAGTAAGCAAGCGCATCAACCAATGTCAACAGTGAGCGCTGTGTGTTGCCAGTTCCCGGTGTCGCCATCGCGTACAGTTCACGCGCAATGTCAGTCGGATTAGTGATCGTGTTGCCAGATTTAACTTGCAACTCAGCCAACTGCTTGACCAAGTTTTGCGCTGTCGCAATTTGATCGTTGGTGAGGTTGGCTTGTTTGTAGTACTCATCGAAGCCTTGCAACTTGCCACCCGCGATTTTGCCCTCAGCCGCCGCTCTACCAACGATGCTTAACAAGTCATTGCCCTTGAACACGCCAAGGAACTTGTCCATACCGGGTTGCACCGCTGTCTCACGAATTGAATGCAACAGTGGCAAACGCTCCATAGCACCTTTAGCTTGTTCAGCAGACAACTTCTCTTTTTCCATGCCAAGCTCAAGCTGTGCTTTTGCATAACTACGCAATCTTTCAGCACGATCATATGGAGACATTGCCGCCCACTCTTCAGCGTCAATCTGTGGTGGTCTGGAATTGAAAACAACATCCTCAGCGGCTTTACGTTTTTCAGGCGTAATGCTTGTGGAATAAATATCAGCCAAAGCCGACATACGTGGATCTTCTCCACCCGCTTTAACTGCGGCAATCTCTGTCTGCAATTTGGTTTGTGTTGTGCCTGCTTTTGTCTGAGCCGCATCAAAGAAGCCCTTAGCGGCTTTCGCAACAGCAGAATCAGGATTTACAGAAACGATACGAGCATATGTCGATTCATCCATTGGTTTCCCACTTGCTCGCCATGTCTCAAACTCGTCTGATTGAAGTTTGTTCTGACCTGTGAGAATCTTGGACTGCGCCAACTGTGAGCGCATTTGAGCGATGGGCAGTTGAGCGGCGCGTTGTTGCTCAATGTTCTCACCCAAAGCTTCAGAAGCAGACCCCAATGACGCAAAAAAACCACCCAACTGTGGCTTCAAAAACCCTGCGGCAACTTTGAAATAGTTTGGATTCGCATAACGTTGCTCAAGCGCTTTAATCTGCGCATCAAGAGATTTTTGATACTCAGATAAATCTTCTTGCGATGCACCAGTAGGATTGATCTTAGAAGGATCAGTGACAACCTGAAGAGGATTTTTTAATTCAGCCATTTTTGATCCTTATGGATTGTTTTCAAGACCAATAGACGAGTCATCTATTGCTGAAGCATTTGCACTTGAAGACATGTACATGTCCTGAGCGTTGGCATAACCTAAGCTTTGCGCCCACAAGTCGTCATTTGACAAACCAGAATCGACATTGTCGGAGCCTCCGTAGATTGATCCATTTGCACCCATTGTCAAACCACCACCAAGATCGATAGCGCCAGTCGGTGTTGTTGTTCCAAGTGCGGTTTTAAGATTTTGCCAAGGCGTTGTGCCACCAGCACCGGGCGTAAACATACCCACAGCACCCGCGCCAATACCTGCCAACGCAGACAACGGTGACATCTCTGCTGTTGTCTTCGTAGACACAGGAATGTTGTATCCACGCAAGATCGTAGATAGGGTAGACAAGTTGCTCAACGGGAACAGTGACTTGTTCTGAGCGATTGTTCGCTCTTGCTCACCCAACGTAGCACGAGCGTTAATGTCAGCCAAAGCCAATGCTTGCTCAGTCGAAGCCAATTGACCTTGTGCCTGACCTGCTTGCGTCAAATTCTGCTGACCTTGCGAAGCGAGCGTACCCGCTGTCTGACCCATCTGCGCTTGCAATTGGTTTTGCTTCAGAGCGGCTTCCAAAGCAGTTTGATACGCCTTGTCCATCGCAGAAGTTTGCTGACCCAAAATGTCGCGGTTAGCGTTTTGAATTGTTTGACCTAATACCTCAGCACCACGCTTAGATCCAAACTGACCTGCGCCCACAGCACCCGCAGTCGCCTGAGGTGCAAGGTTTTGCATGATGTTGCGCGCGCCCACGTTGCCAATCTGGTTGACCACACCAGTCGTGTAAGGACTCATGTACCCTGCGGCGGCGGTAGCGGGGTTTGCACCAGCGGCAGTCAGATAACCAGTGGCGGCAGACAGAGGGCTATTTGCGCTAACAGCACTACCTAACGTGGTACCTGCGCTTGACAATGTATCTTCGTAACCGCTACCCGCTGTGGCAACGTCTTTGAATGCGTCTTTTTGCAGTTGTGTTGCATCGGCATAAGTGGCGGCAGGAAGAGGAGCGGCACCCGCCCCAACCCCAGCGGCGCTCGCTCCCTGAGTGGCAAGATTGCTTAGGTAGTCGGTGTAATACGCTGGCGCTTGCGTTGCTTGCGTTTGTGAACTTTGCAGTAGGTTTGCCATGTTTAGCCTTTCGCCATTCGGAGGTAGTCCAGAGGACTTTTAGCCTTTGGAGGTATTTTACTAGTAGGAGCGGATCTTTTGTGTGCTCTTAGCTCTTCACGCATTGCATCGAGCAATTTTGCACCTTGTTTGTTGTCACCGCCACCCAAGGCAGAGACAAAAGCCGCAGGGAATACGTACTCACCGTCTGCGATCTTCGCGGGGACGGCTTCACCACCCGTTGCCATCGAGTGAGGGATCTTGGATTGGAACTGAGACAAAGCCTGAGCACCAGCTTTGCTAGAACCATCGCCCAGAGCCGCCACAGCGTCAGCATCGATCACGTAGTCACCGTCGTGGAGCATGGCTGGGATGTCGTCAGATTGACCCGTACCCTCTCCCTGAGCGTAGTAACCCGTCAATCCAGTGATGAATTCTGGATTGTGACCCTTTGGAGCCGCTTTTTCGTACTTCTGGGGCAATCCCCCTTGGGCAAGTCCTCCAAGCGCTTTCATGGGCTTTCCAACGCTTTGGTAGAGGTGTTTTAAAGCCGCAAGCTTCAGCGGTGAGTCAACGCCACCTGTTCCCACCACGGGAGCGGCGTTGATGTGTTTCGCTGACTCCACAAATTTAGGCATCATGGACTCAAAAACTTTACCGCCAGTAGCCATGAATTTAGCTTTAGGGTTGTAGAGTTCATCAGACAAATTACCAAAAACGGACTTGTCCTCTTTTTCGGAAGGTGCTTCCTCAGAAACGTCTTCTCGGTATTTTGGTGGCGCAAAACCACGCTCACTCAGCACAGCCGCCATCTCTGGTGTCAGTGAAGCAAACAACTGCTGAAGCTTTGCCAACTGCATGCGCTTTTGTGGAGACGCACCTGCCAACATTTGTGGTGATGAATCCAATTTAGGCGCAGGCGTACCCACACTGCTCAGAGGCGATGTTGTTGTCGTCTCAGTCTTCGGCACCACTGGAGGAGGAGGTGGTGGTGGCGGAGGCGGCGGCGGTGGTGGTGGAGGGGGTGGAGGAGGAGGTGGGGGTGGTGGTGGGGGTGGTGGTGGGGGAGGTGGTTGCACCACAGCATCAGCCACGCAAGCTTGAGCCGCTTCATCCCAATGGAAGCCTTCTGCGCAAGAGTGTGTTGTAACCTTGCCATCGTCGCCAACAACAATTGTTGTAGTCGTACCGTCACCGTTGTTTACGACAGTGTCGCCAGTTGTAGTCGTGGTAACTGCAGTGCCATCACCACCAGTTCCATCACCACCTGTGCCATTACCGCCAGTGCCATCACCGCCTGTGTCTCCAGTACCTTGAGTACCTTTCGTACCACTTCCATCAGTACCTTCAGTACCGTTACCTACAGTACCTAGGACACCCTCAGTACCTTTTGTTCCATCACCTTGAGTACCGTCTGTACCTTGAGTTCCTTCTGTACCTTTTGTACCGTCATTACTCTCGGAAAGAGTCGTCAAAGTACCTGCTGTACCTTTCTTCCCACCAGTCTCAATACTGGTTAAACCAGAAGTTTCGTCGGTTGATTGCTCTTCGCCTTCATCAGACGATGCATCGGTTGACGTTTCCCATGTCCAAGATGGCTTGCTTCCGCTAGAAACAGTTGATCCATTCCCAATCACGTTTCCATCTTCATCAACAGAAACGCCACCCCATTCGTATGAGACTTCACCAGTTTCTGGATCGCGAACAGCTTCGTAGACAACAGGTTCATCTGGGTTGTTTGGATTGGCGCGAGTAATCGTGAAACGCTCTTGACCTTGAGAGTCAATTCGAGAACCAGTTACTTCTTCGCCTTTGGCAACATTGACCCAACTTGGAGTTGTGGAGTCAAACATTCCAGATCCTTGATTGTCAGGTTCTTGGGCTAACAACGCGAGCAAATCATTTCCGCTTGTGAATTTGTTTCCACCACCCAATGTCAAACCACTGGTTGTATCAGCGGATGTACCATCGGTCGCACCAGCTAACTGCAATCCACTGGTCGCTGTTCCTGAGTCTGCCGTTGTCTTTACGTTTTTCGCTCCTGAAGTACTAGCATTCAATAATGAAACTGCTTGCGACAAAGCATTAGGATTGCCTGAGCTAGCCGCTTCTAACACAGCCAAAGCTCTTCCAGCCAACACCGTATCAGGGCTGTTTACCAAACTTCCTGCGTTAGAGATAACACCTGCCAAATTACCGTTCTGAGCGGCGGTGGCTAGGTTGGCGGCACTGATAGCATCTTTCGTTGTGTAACCGCCAACATTTAAATCATTTGCACCAACAAGCTTTTGCACGTCTGAGTTACCTGCAAGCGCTGTCAAAGCACCCAAGGTATTTCCTTGATCAATAGCTTGTCCTACGCGCAGTGCTGTGTTGAGATTGTTCATCCCCGTTAGACCTGTTGCACCGATAGCCGCTTTGGTTAAATCGCCTGTACGTACTGCGTCTGCAATATTGACTGCGGATAGCACCTGACCCGCACCGGGAACCATCGACAGACCCATCTTTACAAGATCTAAGTCACTGAAGTCGCCTACAGCGCGTCTTTCAAGAACCTTGCCAGTCTTGTCGTCAATCAACTCCATGTAACGCTGATCACCAGATCTTGCCCAATGCGCGATCTCTACTGGTAGTTGTGCAATTTGTGTCTCAATGTCATCACCTTCGACAACACCTCTTACGCCACCACTTGTTGGAGCGGTTGCAGATTTTGTATAACCACCAGTCGATGTTATGTTGTCAGCAGGTGCTGTTGGTAATGCACCAGTTGTTGCACTAGCAACTTCATTTGCCATAGGGCTTGACGTTGCTTGCTGTGCAATTTGCAATGCAGTATTTGACTCTACACCCTTGTTGACCAAACGGTTGTATGCGTCAATCACTGACTGGTTGTAAATCTGCTCCCCAGCGGCATTTGTGTGCAAGGCATCACGTAACAGTGACTTGTCTTTTAGGATGTTACCCATGCTGTCTACCACGGCAACATTGCTGTTATTTGCGGCAATGTCGCTGTAGAACGAGGCTGGGCCTGTCTCAAAATTGTTGTTAACCACATCGGTGAGCGACCCTGCTCTCGGAGACGCTGTCAACACAACATTGACACCTTGCGCTCCAAGTGTGGAAACAATCTGGTTAATGTTGTTACTAATGGTGGCGTCGTCAACACCATTAAGCATATCAACGCCACCAGTTTGTAGGAACACGGTTGAATTGGGCGCAAACGAGCCACCAGAATCAATAAAAGTGTTAAGTTGGTTTAGCGTGTCAGCAGTCGTGGCACCACCTACAGCAGTGTTCAATGTCTGCTGACCTGTAGCTTGCGTCAATTGGTCAGCAAGCGTTTGGTTTGTGCTGTTCCAACTTGCACCAGCAAGGATGTTTCCAGACAACACATTCCCTACATTAGATGTATCTGCCTGAGTTGTTGGCAAACCGCCTGTAGTCGTGGTTTCTCTGGCGGCGGCTTGACGCTCCCACTCAGCTTGTTGAGCGGCGGCTTGTCTTTCCCATTCTGCTTGCTGTAGTTCGGCTTGTTGCGCCCAATAATCTTGAGCAACAGTGTCTACGACTGGCTCTTGTGGCAATCCGCCAGAAGGAATAACACCAAAGTCATCTGGTGCCGAATCTTCGTAAATGTATGACCCGTCTTCTCTGTACATTATTTATCCTGCCAAGCTCATAATTCCAACCATTTGCTCTGCCCAGTCTTGCCATGTCTCACATAGACGTTGATCAGGGATGGCTGATTGACCGAAAAGACCAATACCGTTAATACCGTCAACCCAATCGCGCCAGTTCTCTTCTGGGACTGTACCGATGTCGTTTGCCGAAAACAACTCCGCCATCAAACTGCAGTACAGATCCCACTCCATGTTGCGAGGGTCGTAGGTAACCATTATGGGTTACCTGTAGAACGTTCGTCACCCATATCAGCACTGAGCAACACTTTACCCATGTAATAGTCACCGTTGAATGTGTTTGATTCGAACTTCAAACGCAACAAGCGACGCTGTTCACGCATGTCGATTTTAAGGGTTGTCTTGTCAAAAACATAGGGTTCAGATACTTGCTGTACGTCGTCAGCGTAACCTTGACCAGTCACGTACAAATTCATGTCACCACTTTGAACAAAGTCAGGTTCGACGCGCTCCAAACGCAACCAACGGTTGTCGCCTGCAAGTTGCGGGTTACCGGGGCCACCAGTCACCCATCCCAAGTTATTTGTCTCAAACGACGAGCGAATCGCGTTCACATTTGTCGTGTAGACCTCGTCCGTACCCGTCTCGTGTTGCCACAGCGTGTAGTTACCTGTCGAGTTGACCTCGTTACTTGCCCAGATAGGCTTACGGAACACCTCAGAGAACGTCCCAGCAGAGCGACGAGCACCCAAGGCTTCGCCTGCGTCGTACCAGATCTTGTCTCTAACGTTGTAAATGATCGCGTCTGTGCATTCTGTGGCGTCACCACGTGGATAGAACCACCAGATCTCACCCCAACGAGGAACCTTTGTACACCACACCTTTTGGCGCTGTGCATAGTTCAAATTGTCGAAGAAGTAGTTCTGATTTGCCTTGTTCGGGATCTCTTGGACAACGCCGTTGTACGTCAAGAAACGGTCAACACCACACCAGTAGAAGATACCGTCGTACTCGATCACGCATTGGCTTGACATGATGGAGGTCTGGCTAGTGACAAGGTCATACTTCCAGTAGAAGTTGATCCCGTTCACTGTGCTTGGAGCGTATGTCACTCGGATAATCGAATCCAATGACCAAAACAGTCCTGCAGGTGAGGTTGTACCGCCACGAAGTGGTAGCCCCTTGACGATCTTACCTGTCGCTACGTTGTTTGCGTTGGCATCAGCAGACACCCAGTTTGCAAAGTCACCTGCGGCTGAGTTTTGGATCAAACCGTTGTTGCCGTAGACGAACAAATAGGGGTGCAACATCACAACACCACCAGAAACGGAGATATTGTTGTCAAACGTGACAGTCACGACACCAGTCGTCATGGCGGCTGAGGTGGTCAGTGTCGTTGTGGCACTGCCTGAGAACGCCACAGGAGTACCACTAGAACCGACTGTCTGCGAATTATTTATCGTGTAGGTACCAATACCGCCAATACCAGTTCCAAGCGCTGTAATCGTCGTATTTGGCAACACACCGACGCCAGCACCACCGATGATGGTCTGACCGACCGCTAAAGAGCCGTCGTTAGCCGCTGTCACCGTCAGTGTAGTTCCGACCATGTAGCCTGTGATCGTCACGTTCGCCACGACGTCGGTGTTGGTGATCGTGGTTCCTGTCGTGATACCAGTACCAGAGATCGTTTGACCGTTACCCACCAGATAATTGGCGCCATTGATGATGATGGTCGATCCATTGAGGTAGCAACTAGCCACAGTAAATATGCCTACTGGGGCGAGCGATGTGCCGGGGAACTGCCCGATCAGTGGCTTCGTGTTAATTATCGAGTCGATCGCATTCAAATTCTGCGCTGGGTGAGCGATCAAGTTACTTGTCGCACCACCACTTGAGTCATAACCAATGTCAAACTGCCATAGAGTGTTGTTGCCACCAGTAAAAATGGTGTTACCAGTCAACAGCAAAGAGAACCCAGATCCAGTACCACCAATTGACGCAGAAGATGCACTTAGGATGTCACCCACCGTGTAACCAGTACCTGCGGCTGTGATTGTTACGTTGGTGATCGAATTTCCTGAGATCACGATTGTGGCTTGTGCGCTCGATCCAGTCCCACCAGTCAAAGGGACTGCGGTGTATGTACCGTCGGTGTACAAAGTGCCTGCACTGGCAACAGTCACAGCAACAACGCCACCAGTCATTGTGTAGGCGACGGGGCCAAAACCCACGCCGTCGTCGTTATCGGTGTACCACTGCTCAAGACCTAAGTTGTAGCCAGAAACAACGTAGTTGATCCCATTCTCAGATGTCATGGTCATACCACGAGAGATGCCTGAGCCGTCTAAGAAAATAGCTCGGTAGCCACCAATTTTTCTTGGTAGATCATTCTGAAAACGAACCCATTCGCCATCCGTATAAGTTTGGGCGGCAAAGCTCGTCCCATCCCGTTGGATTCCGGGCTTCACCTGAAGTTGGATGACTTTTGCTGTCATTAGAACGTACCACCTGAGATACCAACAGGAACATTCAAACCAGTCGTTGTCAGCGTCATTCCGTTAGACCCATTGACAGCAAAACCAATCTGATTCGAAGCTGGCAAATACAAACCAGTCGTTAAGTTGCCCAAAAAATTCAGGGATGGTGCGGACACGGCACCCGGTGCCAACGTCGCAGACGTGAACGAGCTTGATGTATTACTTGTTGTGCTGTACACGTTCGTACCATCACACACCACCAACGCTGTCTGACCTTGTCCAACGTTCACTGTTGAACCAATACCAGACGTCTTAAACGTCAGCGTGTAGGCACCTGTTGTACCGTTTTGCAACGAATACAGTTGAACTGTAGAAGGTAGAACAACGATCTGATTTGATGTTAGAGCACCTGTGTACTCTTGAATGATGTTTGAACCTTGCGCAGAAGACAGCGTCAACGTACCACCAGTCACCACCTGAGCAAGCTGAGTAAACGCAAATGCGTTTGATCGACCATAAGCGTAGGTGTTAAAACCTGTTGAACCGTTTGATACAAGCACCAAAGACTCAGTTAACTGAAGCTGTTGCGTAGCGTTTCCGTCAATCGTGTCAGTACCTGTTGGCGTCAATGTCAAGACGCCAGTACCGTTGTTACGAATGATGGTGAACCAGTTATTGGCAACAGTAGATGCAGACGGTAGTATGAATGCACCCACACCACCAGCCCACACGTTGAACTGCGCTCGGTTAGCGGCTGTCAGCGTTGAATCAGAGTAATAGTTGGTGACGTTGTAGGCTTGATTCAAAGTCAAACCAGTAGCCAGTAAACCGTAACCAGCCAACGCACCTGCATTTGCCGACGATGTACCTGCACCAAAAACAACTGACGCCCATGTACCGTTGACTGTTGTGTTGTTCGTCAAAAAGATGAACTGAGCGACCCCAGAGGCGACAGCAACAATTGTGTTTCCACCATTGTCAGTCACCGTAAAGGTTTGCGCTCCAACGTTACGAACGATCAAAGACTGACCGGTCGATACCTGAGTGGCTGGTGGAAGCTCAAGCAACCACCCTGAAGCTGTACCAGAGGAGGTCGCTGTGACGTCGATGATGCTACTAGCTGGGGTGTTGTCGTTGCCGTTGATAGGCCATTCCAACTCGGTGTTCGCCGTTAGCGAAAGCGTTTCGTAGCTAACAGAAGACGGAGAGATCGTCTGACCTGTGAATGGATTGGTATATGTTGTCATGATCAGTTATCCACGGCAATTGCTGAACGATCTGCGACGCGCAGAGTATCTTCAGTTTTGAGGGCGGCGAGAGCTTCGTCAAACATTGACTTCCACACCGCAAGTCGTGCATCGTTCTTGAGGAACGGTGCTGTCTGCTTCAACGTGCCAAACAACATGGCATTCGGAGCATTTTGAGTCAACCAGTTTGTCTGGTTTGATGAAGAGAGGGGTTCCAAACGGGTGTAGCACAGCGCTTCAAAAGCATATGCCTGATCAGGTGTCGGAGCTACAAACCAGTGGTCGTAGTCGTAGTCAGCGTAGTACAAGGGTGTACCTGTCGAAGTGACATCCTGAGCGTAGTTGTTCAAATACTCCAACTTGCGGACTAAAAGGGGTTGCTTCTCACCACCATTAGACAGCGTCATAGAGGTGGTTTTGCGCCATCTAGCAGGCTTTGGGATCACTGGGTTGCCGACTAGCATGGTCGAGTCTACGACCTCCATCTGACCCAGAGTTTTGATGTTTTGTGCGATCTCAAATTCGCACATCGTAATGAATGTTGGAATGGCGTTGACAACTGCCGCATCTGAGCGCTCCAGATACTGAAGCACCATACTCGTCAGCGAGTCGTATGTCATTACCCAAGATGGAGTTGTTGCCATTTTATCTTCTCGGAGTTGGTTGGTTCATTTTAGTCTGCCTTTAAGATAAAAACAACGCCTTCTCAGCTTCCCTGCGTCGTTTTAACCCTGCAAGCACCTTACCGCCAGCTATGACGTACAGCATGAGAGCGTTTGCCGCCCCCTCCCAGTCGCCACGGTTGATTTTCATCCGAATAGAAGAGCGCTGAAAGGCACCCAGTCCAGCGTTGAAGGAAAAGCTGACACACGTGTCGAAAGCGCCTTGACGACCAGAAAGAGCGGGAGCAAGTCTAAGAACACCGCGTTCAGTAGGGCGGACATCATCCTCGAATAGTTTATTGATCTCTTCTTTTGACCAAACACGGTTGTCCTCCTGTCTCAGCGGATACTCACTTCGAATCATCCCTGAATAGCCTTCTTTTCTGACCATAGGGAGACGGATCTGATCTTGATAGAGCACATGCCCGTATCCGATCGTCCAGATATTGGCTGGGCAGAGGTACGGTTTTGTGCGGTACCCCTCCCACTGGTGCATCAACTTAGCGCCAGCTTCACCCAATTTCATTTTTTGCTCCACCCACGTGAGCCGAACCAGTAGCCTATGATTGCACCCAACATGGCCATCTCATCGCTGGAGAAGATCACATCTGCCAGACGAATCAGATCGTCCATGCTCATGACTAGATGTGGGTTGTTGTAGACGTAATACGCAATCCAAGCGTTAATTAAACACAGTTCAATTACAAAGATGTAAGTGATAGTTGGGCGTACAGTGCCAACATAGCTAGACACCCACCCTGCGGCTTTCTCTAGCACCGCCTTGTCGTGGTCATAAGCCGCTACAGTCATCTGAGCGTCTGTTTCCATCGCAATCTGGTCGGTGCGAATCTCTTCCATACGCTCTTGGGCGGCAAAGCCCTGCGCCATCATCTGAAGTTGAAGTTCTACCTGAACACGAGCAAGCGCTAACTCGTGTGCTTGATCAGATTTATTCTGAAAAAACTCCAACAATTTGGGCAAGCCAGAAATCAGCAAGCCGCCAAGGGTTGAGATGAGAGATAGCATTATCCTAGTCCTATGTAAGAGAGAAACTTGTTAACGATCCTGTCAGACAAATCATCAGGAAGGAAGCGAAGGAAACCAAGCACGTACCAAGCCACGCACATGCGCACAAATATCTTGAGTAGCTGATCGAACTGTTTTTGGTACTCATTCATCGACCACACTTTGATTTAGCGCACAGATCTGTGATCTCAGAAATGCCCCAGCCTACTGCACCAAGGAACATGACGATCACAACAATGCCTATAGCCCATGCCATCTGTTCTTGTTCAGCTTCTTTGCGGCGCTTTTCTTCTTCTTTCAGCTTACGCGCTTCAATGGCGTCGTCTCTGTCCATCTCAGCCTTACGCGCCATCATGTTGTTGTAGACGTCAATGTTGCCCGTCTGCATGTAAAGAAGCTGGATTTCTTTGAGCGTATTGCGGCTGTTCATCAGCGCGTTTTCAATACGCATCGCAATCTCAAAATTAGATTTGCCACCGTTTTTCTTGGCGGCTAGCATGGACTTTGTGGCGTTACTCTCAGCGTCGAGCAGACGCCCCACCATTACAGATAGACCACCTATATCCTTGGCAACAGCTTGTGCCTTTTTGACAAGGCTGACGGCTTTTTCTAAGCCTTCTAATGCTGATATTGGGTCTAACGGAATCATGACCAAATCCAAATAATTGTGAACGTACCCCAGACTATGAAGATAGTCACAAAGGCCGCAACGATGAACGCTTCGACCCAGTCTTGCATGGCTATAAACCCAATAGTTTTTTAACGAACTCGCCTGCGACACCGGGGCCGAACAGGACGCAGATCATCACCGCATACAGAAGATACTCAATCTTCGTCATGCGCTTGTCGCCATCACGCAAAGAGCGGTCTATGCTGTTATAGCGCTCCGTACAGATAGCTTCATGCACAGCAAGCTTAGTCTCCACCGTTTCCATCTTCGACCTTCGGTTGCTGTTGTGCCAGTGAAGCACGAGCGGCTTCTTGCGTCGCTTGGATCAATTGATAAACCTCTTGGTATGGTCGAGTTCCAAGATACCCAAGAATCTGGTTTACCAAATCAGTGTCAAGTTCTAGTTTCATGGCTTTGCAAATGAATATGTGTTGTCTTCGTTTTTGGTGACGATGTAGTTAAGTTCAACTTCCACGTCGTCAGCAACGTCGATGTAAGTAATCAATGGATTTTGACTAGGTTCATTGAAAGTATCTCCTTCAAACGGAACAATCCCGCGAACAACTAAAGGATTATCACTATCAATAGGCAAAGGGAACGCTAGGATATGTTTCATACTTCCTCCGTCACTTTAGCTTTTTCAATTACATCTGCAACATTCTTAACAGCTTCCTCGTGCTTTTGTGCTTGAGGAATTGCTTGGTCTTGAATCATTTTCATAATTGGAGCCGATTGATGAAAAGGTAAATGCGCCAATGTATGCAAAAGCTCATTAACTTGATCTACTGTGAAAGTGAGATCAATAGACATATCACCAATCGGGTTTTTCTGTTCAGTCATGTTTTTCCTTTAGTCAATTTGAACGATAGAAGCTGTTGCATTACCTATGTAAATACTACTGCTAGGCGTGAAAATTGTACCAATATTGCCTGTGCTAGAGGCGGAAGCTCCGTTTGCTTTTCCGTTACTAGCAACAATTGCAGTACCTGCACCAGAGTAAGCTAAAGCGCCGTAAGAACCAGTGCTGAAATATGTTGTATCGTTGAATGATGTGGTGTTGAACTGTTTAGATGTCCAAGTTATTAAATCACTAGACGAATACAAATTCCCCGAAGCATCTACGTTGTAATAAACAGAGTTTGCGTAAATGATTTTGTTTGTGCTGGGGTTTCCCGCAAAAGCTGATGTTGTGGATTTCAATGTAAAAGTATCAACAACACCTGTTGCAGAAGTAACAATAGCGCCCGCTGTTGTGCTAAACACATTTTGAGAATTCAAATAATAGATATTATCCACGTTTGAAATCATTGTTGTCCAAACTAAGCCATCTGGACTTGTACAAACCTGACCAGCGCCATTAACAACATAAAACTTTCCGTTGTTATATTGAATTGGTGGAGTTGTTAACGACAAATGCGAAGCAATACTTGTCATTCCTATGAAGCCAAAAGTATATGAAGTTCCTTGATTTGTTGTGGTTGCAAAATATCCGTTATTCCAAATAATTACCAATGTGCTTGTTGATAAATCACCGCTTCTGGCAAAACCAACTACAGGCACACTATTCACTGAATTCCAATCAAACCCCGTTGGGCTAGTAATCCATGCAGGGTTACCCATAATTGGAGACCAACCATTAGAGTAACCATTCGCTATTAAGACCCAGCCATTGGTTGTTCCTGCAAGATATTTGGCATTGCCGGGAACCACCCCAATAGCTTGACCGTACCCTACTGCATATCCATAAGAGCCATTATTAAGACCTTGGTTTCTGTTTGAATCAGATCCACTTGTCGAGCTACTGCTGTAGTATGAAGGGCAAGTGTAATCACCACCGTTAGAATAATATCCAATTGATCTCCAAGAACCATCATAAGGATTCCCTGCAAAAACTGGTTCGCCTACGTAAGATCCAGCGCTGTAAGTGGAAGATGAAAAACTAAATGTTTCAGTTCCCAAAAATCCACCAGAACTAACATTACAACCTTGAATGTACCAATTACCGCCAGAATATTGAAAAATAAGAACTCTGTTTTGGTATGCGGTGACGGAAGTGTTCATCCAAGCGGCTGACATAATTGTGCCGCCGTTATTAGAATATCCAGTTAAAAACGAGTATGTTGAAGCGTTCCAAGTAACGCCGTCTGCTGAATAAATATAAGAACCATTGTTGCCACTATTATTATATCGGTAAACCCAAAAACCCCCATTTGCGGCGTACACAGGATACCCTGCGTAGTTAAGCATGTTGTTAGCTACAGTAGTTGTATCTGTAAAATTAACACCACCATCAGTAGATGTTTTTAAAAACGTATTTGGGTAGTTATACGGCGCTGTATTGTTACTCATTAAAATTTTGTTATTGCCCGCCGCAAACGTATTGTAAGAAACACCAGCGGTGGTTATTCCAACATACGGTTGTGTGTATGTTGTGAAGTCTGCTGTGTAATACGATGTGGCAGAAACACCAAAAAAGTAATTTGTTCCAATATACGCAATTGCATAAATTGTGTTCGCATTGAAAACTGTAGACGCAGTCCAACTTAATGGTGTAGTGGTTGCATAGTAACTCTTACCAGACGCACCGCCTGTAACAAACTTACCACCACCGTAGGTTATGGCGTAGCAAGCACTTGTAGATGGTAGAGATACTTGAGTCCAAGTTACCAAGTCTGTACTGTAGTGAATTGCCGCGCCAGTTGAATTACAAACAACATAGTACCCGTTGCCGTAGGTGACGTTGGTCAAATAAACAGACGCTGTAAATGTTCTTTGTGTATATGTAATTCCGTCTGTGCTTGTCAAAATCAAACCAACACCTGTTGCGTTGTTAACACCAACCACAACATAGTTGCCGTTCAGATAAGCAATGTTACCAATTCGGAAATTACTGTTGCTGACTGACACATTTAGTGTCTTGTAATAGCTTGTTCCAGTGGAAGAAATAGAAATTGAATCACCAGCCGCAAGTGTAATTGGTGCTTGCAGTAAATTCAGCGTTGCTACACCTCTTTCTACATAGTAAGTACTTGTCGATGCATCGTATCCACTTACAGTGTTTTTTACGATGGGATAAGTAATTCCGCCGCTTACTTTATTTATAGTGACTGCGTCATAAGAAGATGTCAGTGATGTGGCGAGCACACCCTTGACAACAGCAGTTTTACCACTTGGTACTGTGTAGATTGTTGTCGGTGTTGTTGAGTTATACAGTACCGATGCGGAGATTGGAGTTTGTGCCATGATTTATCCTTAACCCATGAAATACCAAAGAAGTGAATTGTCAGCAACAGCAAGAGTTACCCATGTTGGAGCGCTTGTTCCGTTGCTTTGCAGATATTGACCTGCAGTACCTGCGGCTGTAAAACCTGTCGTGTTTGGTGCAGTCTGATAAGGCATCGCACCTGCAACACCGCCAGCAATGTTAGTCGCTGTACCAATCACAATTGCCGAAGGTGTCTGCCACGTTGGTGCTCCAGTCGTACCGCCACTGGTCAAGATTTGATTTGCAACACCATAGTTACCGTTGAATGCCACAGCACCAACAGCATTGATCGTCATTGAATCTGCTGAATTATCGTTTGTCACCAAACGCAACTCATGCGCTGTTTTTGTACCAATAACAAGATCAGAGTCAGTAGAGTACAAGTAAACCGCATTTGGCAGTTGGAATGGGCCAATACCAGTGAATGTGGAACTGTTCATACCAAAGTCACCATAGAACGACGTTGCCGTTCCTTGATCGTTTGACACGATGTAGTCTACTGAAGCACTAGATCCAGAATTTGTATTCTGAATAATTTGTTGTGCGTAAGTATTTGCAGAAGTTTGATACGAAGAAAAAATGTTTGTGTCTGTATGGTTTAACGTACCATAGCTAAAAGCACCTTGCGCCTGACTTGTGTTGATTGCTGTATTCGCAATAACGTTTGCACCAGTTATCGACGTGCCTGCAGTAATCGATGTTCCTGCGTTAACTGTTGTCCCCGCGCTAACACTAATGGTCGCGACGACAGTGTTTCCAGAAGTTTGCCCTGTTGCAACAATACTTGTTGAGCTTAATGTGTTTGTTGCGGAATTAAACGTCAAATTGGAATTGAACGTTGTTGCACCAACACCGCTTTGGAACGGGATCTGATACTGAGCACCACCAGCAATGTTTGCAGTTGATGTAGCGGCTGGCGCTGACACCCAAGCAAACGCAGAACCAGTCCACCCAAGTACCGTACCTCCAGTTGAAGGAACGCTAACAAATGAAGTTGTCCCAGAAGCAGACTGGTAAACAACTTGATTCGCTACACCACCTGACAAGTTGGTCGATGTTGTTGGTGAAGTCGCTGTAGATGCGGCACCTGCGGTCGTAGCAAAAGTCGCTGTAGCCGCGCTACCCACTGACAAACTAGCTTGACTCACAAACTGAGGTGCCGAACCTGTAGATGTCAGCACATAGTCAGTTGCACCGATGGCAAGTGATGTAGGTGCTGTACCGTTTGAGTAAACGATTGAACCAGCCGCACCGATCGATGCATAAGCTGGCGCAGTACCGTTTGAATACAGAATTGAACCAGCAGAACCCAATGCGGTGTACGCAGGTAGCGTACCGTTTGAGTAGAGCAATGCACCAGCAGTACCAATTGGCAAATAGGCTGTGACGCCTGTTGCACTTTGGTAGACGATAGAACCCGTAGCACCACCGGGCAAATTACCCGTAGCAGTAGCACCGTCAGCCAAAATGCTGACAGCACCTGTGTTTGAATTCTTGTAGTAGAGCTTACCGTTGTACGTGTTTACAGCAAGTTCGCCGAACACCAGATTACCCGCCGAAGGTGCCGCACCGTTCGTCGTACTGTAGTAAAGCTGAATTGGTGTGAAGCCTGAAGCCGCCATATTGTTCCTTTATCAACCCCCTAATCAGGGCTTATCGACATATCCGCCATACGGAATTTCAGCGCCACTGAGATCAGTCAATGATACATCAGGACGTGGATATTGCAATGTAATTCTCTCCGTTTTACGAGCAGGCAAACGGTACGGATCCTTGTCGTCTGCGCACCCTTGTTGGCAGACTTTGAGACCGGGGAAATTCGGGTCAGGCATCGCTTCAATGATCGGACGTTTCATCTTGCACCGATCGCAAATAAAAATCGCTATCGTTGCGTTGCCTTCGGTGTTTAGAAAACGTGGCATGACTTACCTCGTGTAGACACCGATATTCGGCGCGAAGTAGATCGGTGATTTGTCGCGCTCTTCTTGCTCCGCCATGATGAAGTACTTCTCAGCTTGACCTTCGAGGTACTGGATACGCGCCAAGTCAACAGCAGGTAGCTCCAAGCTCATCTGGTGAGCTAGCATGCTCTGAATAGCCAACATCCAACGATCAGGGATCGCCAATTGACCGTTCAATGCACCGACGTCTTGGATCTGCGCTGAGTACCACACCGTCATTTGGTAGAACGCGCTCTGTGGGGTAGGCCACAAAGTGATGGTCGCCTGAGGAATTGTGCGGTTCAACCAGAACTGGAATGGCTGGTTCGCAGTGAAGTTCTTGTTTGGTAGGTTCGTGTAGTCGTCGCGATTGAGACGCGCCATTGTGATCTCGGTGGAGTTCACACCCAGATACCACTCACGCAAAGCCAAAGTCGTACCGCCAGAAGCGACGATACGGTAGTACTGGGTTTGTGCGCCGGGGTCAATGTCCTGCCAGATCCACTGACCGTCAGTCACCGTAACGCTCGTACCAGTGTACAAAGTCGTCCACGTAGCGTTGTCAGTAGAAGCTTGGAACGCATAATTCCACGTCGCGCTACCACCACCAGCTACATACGGCATGATGCCAATGGAGCCGATGTACTGAGGGTTTGTCGATGTGTAGTCGACTACAATGTTTCCGTTCGCAGAAGTCTGTTGGCAGTACGTTGCAACATTTTGATCAGCAACATTAGCGGCTGTACCACCTGCTGAGGACGTGTAAGTACCCGTAGGTTGCGTCATCCAACGATACAAGGCGTTTAAAACGTCGTTACCACCCACAGGTAGCAAGTACTCGTATTGATTCGGCTGAAGCCCGTATACCTGCTTCTTGATGGCGAAATACTGGATGCCTTGGTTGATCAGGTTGCTCAGAACGAAAAACAACGACTGTTTTGCGCTCAGGACTTGCTCTACCGTCAACTCTTCAGCAAGCTTACCGCACCGACGTGCTCCGTTGTCAATCAGGTTTTGAACCGTGACGACTGTTTGACCGACTGTGCCGCTGTATGCCATGTTTTATTCCTTACCAACCGGGGCAATTCCACCGTTGCATAGAAGCTCGCGCTCTACTGCCTTTTTCGCTCTTTTCAGCTACTGGTGCCATTCTCGCGCAAAACGAGTCTCTACGCGCACCACCTTGTGGCTGAGGAGCTTTTAAATTTGATCCTGTCTCGCGGTTGTACTTGGCACGACCTTTTGCAGTCAGACCAGCCCCTTGCTTCGCAGGGAGCTTCTCACCACGACCAACAGCTAACGAAGGATTCTTTGCCATGATTCACCAACAAGAGTTAGATTTTTTGACCTTGCCACCAGACTTCTTAGGCAAATTTGATTTGCCATGAGTGCCTAATGCCATTTTGATCTGGTTTTTTATAACCTTAGGACGTCTATCCTTTTCTTCTTGCATGATTTCTTTACTTCTTGGGGTGTCCCAATACTCTTCTGGTGCATTTGGAATATTCATCCTGTTGATTTCACGCATATCGGTTTGATATTTGCGTGGCATCCTATGCAATGAATTTTGAAACGTGCGGTATCTCAATTTGTCCACAGCACGTTGTGGGCCTTTGAAATAAACCGTCTCACCACCTTCACTCATTTTGGCTGTTCTGGCGGATTGCTTGAAGGCTTCAGCCGTTGGCGCACCTTTGCTACCAACTCGACGCATTTTTTCGCCAGACCCTTCAGCAATGCGCTCACGTTTTGCATGAATGTTTGCATACAGACCTTTTTTCATGATTTACCAGCAAGTACTGCCGCCAGATTTGAATGGGGCAGGTTTGCCCTTACCAATCTTTTCAGACCACTCTTTGCGATAGCTTTCAGCTTTTTTGCTTGGGCCTTTTTTCAATTCGCTTTCTGTCCATGACTTCAAACGAACTGTCTCGCCACGACGCTTCAAACGATCCCACTGTTTTTTGGCTTCGTCTTTGTCGCCCTTAGCGGTAGCAACGTCAGCCATCTTGCGATTGGCTGTAACTTTTTTCACAAAGTTATTGCTTTTGATTTTCTGCGCTTTACTCATGACAGGGCCAGTATCTTCAGCCTCATCATCTTCCTCTTTCAACTGACCAGTAGCGCGTTTGTAATCCCAGTCGCTATCATAGTCTCGTGGATCCATAGACCCACCATTTGCTTTTTTCATGACTTTTCCTTTGTCTGCTTGCACAAACTCTTTACCAACTTTTTGAGGTACGCCACCAAAGCCACCCTTTGTATGGGCGGCGGCTTGCATCAGTCTGCGTTGCGCTGGTGACTTGATTGGCATGTTATGGGCCCGTCTTAATTAAAATTATGTTGAAAAACGCACTCACAATATTATTGTTTGCAGAACCAGTTGCGGATGCGCCAACACAGTTTTTTTCTGGAATAACGTAAGGTGGATCAAAATCATACGCAACTGAGCCGTTATTGATCGCAGAGACTGCGCCAACACGCAAAATGTTGTCTGTACCGTGTTGCTTTAAAAAAGAAGTTACAGAGGTTGACCCTGAGGCTTGCCCTGCGGTAATCACGCCCTTAATGATGTATCCAGTGTAACCAGCAGGGACACAATAGTGTGCCGTAGTTCGTTGATTGAAACCAACATAAATCATGTCGTAAAGAACGGCTGGTACACCCGCAGTCACAGTTCCAGTACCAGCGTTAATGTTGCCAGCATTTGCTCCGCCTGTCCCCACCGTAACAGTGTAGAACTCGTTAACGTAAAGATACAAATTAACTGTGTTGACTTCTGTTTGACCATTTAAGATGACGGTTTCGCTGACAGTATTAAAACTGCCATCCACGCCAGAAATGTACACTGTTTGAGCACCAGTACCAGCAGATGTGTCGCTTGCGCTAGTTGAGCTAATTTTTAAAACTGATGCCACCGTCGGATGGGGAACTGTCCCGCCGTTGGGCCAAATAGACTCTTCTGTGTCGTCAAGATCAGGGTTGTAACCAAAAACAATAACATCATTGTGTCCTTGAATTTGACCACGAGCCACTTGCAAACCAAATGGCTCAAACGCCCCTTGCCTTGTAATTGAAGAAATTGTTGTTGCCATTACGCAATACCAGCTTGCACAACGCTCAAAACCACAGTACCAGATCCAGAGTTAACCAGAACCTTGATGCCTGTGATTGGGAAAAGAATTGATCCGTCTTCGTTGCCAGTCTTGCTTGTGATTGACGTGTCGTCAAACCAAGTCGTGAAACCGACAGCAGGATCGTCATAACTAAATTGAATGGAATAGTTGACAGTGCCAGTGACTACTGCCGCAAATCCAATGTTTACGGGCGTAACATTCGTATTGATCACCACAGAAGTGGATGACCCAGTACCCGTCTTAGAAACTGTTTGCACTCTCATGCGATTCTCCGATAAAAAGTGGGAGCCGAAGCCCCCACCTTACTTAACAACGACCGCCGCGTTTTTTGTTGGCTGGTGTCACTGTTACTGATTTCTCAGTCTTCGTAACACTGCCAGCAGGCTTGGGAGTAGATGAACCGATGTTCAACATGCTCTTAGCGCCTTCATACAGTTTGCGAGGAACGCTACGGATGGCTTTCGCCATATCCATTTCCTCTTCGCTTGGGCCGATAGACTTATCGTAGGCACCTTTCGATGCGTCTACGGTAGTACCACCAGCGTTGTAGCGTTTAGCATTGCCACCAGCTTTGTAGCGGTTCAATTGACTCTTTGCGGTGTCATGAGCATCGCTCAAGTCATCGGTGTGATAGTCAGAGTCAGAGCGGTGTTTGCCGTCTGGACTGTAGAACTTCACACGATGCTCACCCCAATCTTTGTCTTTGTAAACCTTAGCTACATCACCTTTAGGGCCAGTATGGGTCTTCAAGAGACGAAGGTTTGGCTTCTCCTCTTTTTCGACCTTACCGCCTTTAGCAAACGTTCCAGACTGCAAACTGTTTGCTATTGGCTTTGATACTGGCTTTTTGGGCATCGCGACGGGCTTGCCTGTATCAACAGTACCCCCCGTCGCGTAGGCTTTTTTTGTGGCACCACCTTCTTTGTAGCCACCAGCATTGCCTTTACGGACGCCACCAGTTGTTCCACCAGTCTTGCCAGCTTTCGCTGTGTTAGCTGGGCGGTTTTCCCAATCAGTAGCACCTTTGATAGTGCCACCCATTGCGTAACCACCGCCATTACCCAACTTCACGCCACCAGTTTTGGCGGGTGAGCGATCAGGTTTTGCTGTGTGCATCTTGGTGTTTTTGAAGCCTTCAGCGCCCTTGGCTGACATGGATTCAGGAATGATGCCTTTGGAATTAACCTTGCCACCATCCTTGTACCCAGCTTGACCGTTGACTACGCCACCAGTTGCAAACTTCTTGCCTGCCAACGCCTTCTTGATCATTGCGCGATCTTGAGCGGCGTCCTCATGCATATCAGCCTTGCCACCCTTCTTCATCAGAAGGTTGGGGTTCATAGCGCGACGGCGAGCCGCCATCGAGGGCTTCATGGGGCTAGCCGCAGGAGCGGAACCACCACGAGCAGGCATAGATGGCATTGCTTGAGCAGGCATAGTTGACTGCATGGGCATGTACCCACCGTCCATTTTGTGCTCGACTTTGCCACCTTTTTTGAGCTTCAGAATAACTGAAGGCTCAGTCGTCATCATTTTCACCATTGGTTTAAATTGACCCATGATGTACTCCTTAGACGTCAGCGTATTTGTAAACGATCGTCACACGAGCGGCACCAGCAGAAGCGGCTGTTCCAGTTTGGCTGTACGTGATAGTTGCATAGACGTCGCTAGTTCCGACGTTTGCCCATGCGCTATACACACCAGTGGTTGCAACAGAAGCGCGACCTGCGCTACCGACCGAAGTGGCGGCAACGAAAGCGGCGGCAGAACCTGTTTTACCAACGGTCACAGTGTTTGTGGAAGCGGCGTTAAAAGCCGTAGTCACATCAATGTTGATGTCGATGATTTGAGCACCAGCAGGGATCACTGCAATCGCTACTGCGGTACTGTCGGTATAAGCGAAAGTAGCAGTAACGGCTGACAGCATGCCGCCGATGTTAGTCACTTGATTTGCCATTGTCTTTTCTCCTTAATGGAGTAGGGGGCGAACCCCCCACTTTTGATTAGACGCCGGGTGTACCGTAGGCGCAACGAGGATCAGTGAAGCCAACGTCGTAACGCTCTGTCGCTTTGTAGCGCATAGAGTCAGTTTCGAAGTCACCTTCCATAGTCTTCTCAAGGCGACGACGCATCAAGAGCTTGAAGCCCTCAGGAGCGTCGGTCTGAACCCACCATGCTGTTGGGCTAGTCAAACGTGACAACACAGCCGCGCCTTCGTCCAACAAACCGATGGACTTAACAGGGTTGATGTCGTTGTTTGCGTTACCTGTACGCAAGACGGACTTCAAGAGAACTTCAGCTTGGAAGATGTTGCCGGGAGCCACGATCAATTGACGTGGAACCAAACGAATCTTCTTGCCGTTGTTGTCAACAGCTTGACGGATCTGGATCAACATTTGTTCCAAAGAAGTCTGGGACAAGTTGGCAGATGTAGCCAATTGGTTGCTGAAGGTACCGTTCACGATTGGGTGAGCAGTGCTGATCAAAGACACGCCGTCGCCACCTGCTGTAGCACCGCCAGTGAAGGCGTTGTTCAACACGTTAGCAGACAACAACTCTTTGGTTTCCACCAAAGATTGTGCCAAGTGACGAGCGTAAACTTGACCGATACGGATGTGGTCACCGTCTTCAACCAAAACTTTGGTCAAAGCAAATGCCAAACCGTATACCTTGTACACGTAACGCTTCAGGAATAACACACCACCTTGTTGGTACGTCACAGGAGTGCCGTCAGGCAACTGTGGAGCCGCACCGAAACCGTACAAGACGGGTTCTTCGTGGTAGTTACGTGGGATGCCGTCTTCTTCACGGAAGACACGGCTCCATTCGTCGGCGCGTTGATCGTATACACCATCAAAGCACTCGTTCAGAATGGGTTCAACAATAGACCGAAAGTCGGTACTGCGCATTGGAGCGGCCATTTTTCAGTCCTCCTTAAACAATAGCTGTCACAGAACCGAAGAACTGAGACGAAGCGTTAACAACACGAACGATAACGAAGGAATCACCCCAGTTATTGTCCACATAAGGTGCAATGTCAACGACACGCATCTGACCCTGAGCACCGTTAGCTACGGCTGTAGACACGCCCAAGCAAGTCGAAGACAAGCCAGTTGTGGTAGAGCCAGAAGTTACTGTGTAACCAGAGGTTGCGGAGAAGTTGTACTCACCACCCAAAGATGTTTGGGCAATAGTTGCATCAGTCTGGATTTCATAAACGATGTTTTGATCGTTGTAGAAGTAAGCCACGCATGAACCTGTTTGGAAGGTTGTGCTGGCAGGCCAGTAGTTGCTGATACGACGACGACCAGTAGTGTCAGTCCACTCGACGCCAGCGAAAGCACCAGACCAAACGCCAGTTGCGGCGGCATTGGTGATGGTACCAGCGGCTACGGATGTGCCAGCAGTACTGTTATAGCGCACAGGTGCGCCTTTCAAGATGTCAGTGGCATAGCCAGAGACGATACCGTTTGCAAGCGCTTGGGCGCGATCCAGACCAGAAGGGTGGAACGCGGGGCGCAAGCCGAACGGAGCAGAGGTAGAACTCATATTAAACTCCTTGGGTTATCCCGCAAATACGGGTAGTTTGCTTGGCTGTTGATCAAAATTACCAAGACCTTCACCCTCGACATCCACAAGTCGCTTACCGTTGCTGTCACGTTGACCTTGCAAGCTTTCCAATTGAACACGAATCTTCTCCGCTTCTTCACGAGGTTGGTCGTAATGATGGTGAAGCATGATCTCTTGGTAGACATCCATAGGCAATTTGAACAGTAACATTTCGTTACAAGAGATATACCCAACATGCTCACCTGACTTCACGCGATAGTCTTCGTAGCCCGGTAACTCTTCAGACTTAACTGGAACGTACCCTAGGCGAATCCGCTTATCGATGCTGTCGTAGCTGTTGGTTGTCGAAAGCCAGCAAAGGTGCCACCCATCCATGTTGGGCAGTTTTGGCAAGGCTGATTGCGTCCACTCCTCGCTCCACATCCTGCGACGTTCCTGCGTAGAAATGAACTTATCCTCAGGTGCAGAGCGTTTCGCTTCCTCGCTTCCGCGATCATTGCGACCACCTGCATTGAGAGATTTTTTAAGACGTGATTCCATGTTGTTCTCCAAGTATTAGTTAACGAGTGCCGTTTGCACGGTCATATTTGATGAAGTTTTCGATCATTGCTTTCTTGCGAGCAGGATTGTCCCAAGCGCCCACTTCCTTCATTGCTTTCACCCTTTCAGGAGACAGCACGAATTGTGTGCGGTTGTTACCACCATACGCGGCTGAAGCTTCACGACCTGAACTACCCACAACGTTCCTCGGTTTTCTAACAGCGGAATTACTATCAGATGTGTCATTGTAGCGATGTGGCAATGCTTTTTGCAAGCGATTATCTAATTCATCCCAATAATCAGGATCAGAAGGGTTCATTCCCTCTGTAACTAGCAGTTCATCCACCTTTTTGGCAATCTGCGAGTCACGGTCTGACGTGTCAGGCTTGTACCAATTGTTGCGACGCATCCACTCTGCGGCGTTGCGTTGCACTGTTGGATCCACCACAGGGGTAGAGTTGCCTGCACCACGCGCTTCACGCTCTGCGGCTTGCTTTGCACGAGCAAATTCACCGACAGCGGCTTGCGCTTCATTCCACATCGTCTGCGCTTCCACCATAGCGTCACCGTCGCCAGCTTGTACAGCCTCTGACAGCTTCATCTTGGCGTATTCCAAGCGCACTTTTTGGTCTTCTAGGTGCTTGTCAATACGTGCGATCTGACTATTCTTAGTCTCACGCTCCACATTGGACAAACGACGCTTGAATTCCTCGTTTTCACGTTGCAATTGTTGCAAACGAAGGTCTTTTTCCTCGTTTGTTTTGCGAATCAGGTCTTTTTTAGACCTACGACGCGCTCTTTTCGCCGCTCTGACTGCGTCTGTGTCGTCTGGATGGTCGTCTTCTTCAGCAGAAACGTCTCCACCGTCACGTTTGTCAGTCAAATCGACTCTATTGGGGTCTTGATCACCGTCATCACCTGCCGCGATCATGTCCTCAGGCAAATCAATCACTGCAGATCCGTCTCGCGTCTCTTCAATGTTCAATTCGGCTGAATCTTTTTTATCTGTACTCATGAAATCCTCCGATTAGACGTATGCCTTGAACGACAGCGGATCATCAGTGATCTTGGCAATCAGTTCGTGGTCGTTTAGGGTCATAAAAAGAACAGGGTCTTCGTTACCCTCTTCGTTAGGGACTTCGCGTTCCCAACGATCACCGCCCCATTTAGGTACTCGCACGTAGTCGCCTACTTGCGCCCAGCTACCTTCAGGCCACGGTTGCATGTTGTCTCGGTTTTTGAAGGCTAGGGGGCCAACTTCCACCACTCGACCAATCATGTTCTGCCACTTCTCAGTCTCTTTGGTTTCGGCAACCAAAATGATCTTGCTAGCAGTTGTCTTTTTGATGCGACGTAGCTGTACAACTACTCGACCACCAAACGGCTTTTGCCCCGGTGACACTTCGGGGAACGCCCACTTTAGCTCCTGCTCGTCAGGTACGCCTTCACTACCCGAAATTGTCGGGATCGGATCTTTATCACTCATACTCACTCCTAAAAATCACCATATTTCAGGTGCATCATTTAAGCGCTTTTCAGCGCGGCCTTTAGCCCCAAGGATTGGGGTTAATCTTCTCTACCTTCGTCTTCGCGCAACAAGTTGTCGAGTGCATCAAGGGTGTACTTCAACCCCTGATATTCACCGACCATGCGCTGATATGACTCCCAGTTGAACGCTGTCCCCAAGGCAAGGGACTGCGCCAATTCTGCTTGTCGAAGTTTGATCACATGGATCAACTGTTCAATCATTTTTTCTTAGCTTGTGCCAAACCACCTTGGGGCTTGCTGTTGCCCTTAGGTTGCATGCTTTGACCTGTGATCTTCTCACCCATAGCCATACGCTTGTGCTGAGGCACGTTGATACTCTTTTGTTCTTGATCAGATGTTGACATTTGGGACTCCTTGAGGTTGTGGCATACCTTCTGGCATACCTTGTTGTGGCATCTCTGCCATTGGTGCGCCCATTGTAGGCGCGGTTTCGGGCATTTGCGCAGTTGCAATGTCCGTAATTACTTGATGTGTCAGTTTGGCGTTCTCGATGGCAATCTTGGTCTTGTTGTCGTCCAAGTGCTTTTGAGTATCCAATTGCAATTTTTGAGTATCCAATTGCAAACGCGCTTTGTCGTCCGCCGCTTTGCGCTGAGTCTCCGCCATGTTTGTATCGTGTACAACTTGTGCGTCTGGTGGTAGCGCTTGCTTCTGTGACTGCTGGCGCTTCTGAGCTTGCTGAATCAACTGTTGGAAAGCTGGAGCAAACTGTTGGAACACTTCCTTCGTATCCATGTTCACGTGAGCACCAACTGCCGTGTACAACTGGTCAATCGTGCCTGTCAACAATGGATCATCGTAGTTGTCCACTGGTTGACCACCACGGGATTGCGCTACGTAACCATTAGAGCGGTTCAAGTACCACAATGTCATGTGTTGCTTGATGTGCTCGATCAAATTGTTCAGATAAGTTGGATCTGCAAACGGTGACTGACCCAAGAATGGGTTCATGCCAAACTGCAAGTGATCCTGAATGTGAGCGATGTGATCTTGTTGCATATATGCGTATGCAGGTTGACCGATCAACATAGCCGCATTCTCGTCAGCCGATGTACGCTGTTCAGGTGCTGGGACATCCTTCATCAACTCATTGATGTTCGGAATCTTCATCTGCTTCAATGAACGCGCCAACACCTTGTTCATGTTGAACTCATTGGGGTGCTTGTCTGCCAACGCCAACACAGCTTGCATCTGCGCCATACGCTGTGTCTCAGAGAAGATGTGCGGATCAGATACTGGGATCACGTCCGTGTTCTTTAAGAAGTCTTCGCGGTTGATTTCAAGATCAGCCACCACGTCAGACTTGCGCATCTCGTTGAAGTGCCAACGGTTCAGACGGCACAAGATCTTCAGAACACGAGCTTGTGACTCATGCAAACGTGCGTGGATCGATGAGAACACCGCCGCACCTTGCTCGATCAAAGCTTGTGTCGTACCTACAGGGGCATTAGCGTTGATGTCAGCGATTTTTTCTTCACTGGTGGATACAACCCCCTTCGCCGCTGTGTCAAGCCATCCTAGAAGCCTGAATAAAACCTCTGAAGGTGGGTTGAATGGCATCGGCATCGCGATCTGGCGAATGTCTTGGACACCGGGCGCCCCCTCGATCTCCACAATCTGCGTCACGTCCACCTGTTGGGACTGACCAGACATCTTCGCGCCCTTGAGCTTCAGCATCGTTGCCGCATTGTTGATATGGGCAGAGTCCAACAAAGCCCGTAGAGAGCCTGTAAGAGCCGCTGACAGCCCTCCAATGAGGTGTGGCAGACCGATAGCGTATGCACCGCGCCAAGGAATGAACTTGAACTCGACAATCCAGTCTAGCTTGGACATCGTCTCGTCTTGCTCTTCCCAGTTACGGTACAAACCAATGACTTCACCGTCCAACTCGTCAATCATCAAGATGTATGGTGCCATCTCGCCTTTGGAGTAGTTATCCTCTAACTCCAAGTAGGTGTAGATGTGGAAGACGTTGCGCAAACCGTCTTCGTTGTCTTCAAACTTCTTGCCTTCAATCTTGTCTGTAGCCTTCTGAGCTTTTGTCTGCTCAGGTTCCATCGTGGACTGAACCATGTCGATGTTGCGGTACATACCGCTAGCTACTCGGCGATTGAACTCCCACGCAGTGATCTCATGCACCTCAGCGGCACGTTGCGCTGTGTAGAAGTTACTTGCGGCAAACGGCAGAATGATCCTGTCGATAGGTACAAACTCCACGCATGGGCGCTTCTTTTGCTCGTCGAACCAGATCTTGAAGTACTGTGAACCGCCCAATGGCAACTGAGTCAGCAACTGCTCTTGCTCGTCACGGAACTCTTCAATCTGCTCAGTGATCTGCCAGTTCAAATAGTCGCGCTTACGCTCGGCACGTTCAGCTTTGATGTCGTCCATCTTGCCCAACACTTTCGTGCGGACAGGGCCGTCTGGGGGGAACATCTCTTTGATGGCTTTAGACGCAAAGTCCACACAGCCTTCAGCCATTGCAGGGTGTACCACTTTTGATGCACCAGCAAAGGTAGCACCTCCGGGGGCATCGTTCCCCATACCCGTGCGCTTGATACCCTCTTCGTACTGCTTATCACGCATACCACGTGCGTCTTTGTCAGTCTTGAGCAGATCAATGTAGCGTCGTGCCAACTTGGACAACTCATACTGATCGTAGGAGTCAGCCATGTTCGCATAGAAGTCTGGATTCTCTTCAGGGCCGTCCTCTGGCATCGTCACAACTGCCGAACCGTCAGGCATCTCCTCAATCTCAGACAAATCAGCAGGCAGATCTACCTCTGCACTGCCGTCTTCGTTCTCAGTGATCATGGGATCTTGTGTGGGGTCAAGTTCGTCCATCATTTGGCTTTCTTATTGCGTGTCAGTTCTAGCAACATGGTGTCCATGTCTTTGTTCATTGTAACTTTACGTTTGGTATCCGACAAACTGTGCTTTGCAACTGCCTCTTTATCATGACCACGCATAGCTAAGTGACGTTGTGCGACCACGTTTTGCTCAGGGAACGCATGGAAATCGTCATCGCTAAAACCAATGTGACGACCACCAACGGTACCGCCCTCAGCATAGAACTTAACAGCTTGTGGTGCAACATACTCTTTGCCTGACGCCTTCAATTGATCTTCTGGTTTGTCAATCTCGTACTCGCCTTTGTTCTTTTTGGCGTGTTCGATGTGACTGTCGTTCACATGATGCGTGAATGATGTCTGGTGACCAATTGAGCTTGTGGACTCAGTAGGTGTGGTCATCAAAATGTGACCCGCGACCTTGCCATTCTTTGTCTTGTAACGCTCTTTCACCTGTTTGTTCAGCACTTCTTCGTCCTTGAAGCGTGAATCTGTTGGAATCATGTGCGGAGTGCCGTCATCATTCTTGCCAACTTGAACCAAACGTGGGTGCAAAATGTGTTGCTTCTGGTAGTCAAAGCGCAAACCCTTGACAGTCTTGTGACCGTAGTGGGCTTCATCCTCTGTCGTAGGCTTGTGATCGCCACCGTAATGACCCTCTTCACCTTGAGAGATCTCTTCTGGCGTCAATTCGCTCTTAGGACGTCCTGTCGTCCAATATTTCGCATGGGTAATGTGCGCTTCCATGTTTTTAGACAGAGGTGAACCGCGTTTCACGTCGGTAACCATGTACGAACCCTTGGGAGGTGTCTTGTTACCTTGTTCGTTCTTGAAGTCACCCTTGTTGTCAGCCGCCATCACAGTGTTGCGAACACGCGCTTTATCGCGAGCAATGTTCTCTTCGATTGAAGCACCCTTCTTGACTTTGGGGCCAACGTTCGAATGGGTCACATAGTAGCCATTCTCAGGGTCATGCAACTCGTTTGTCTTACCGTATGAGTTGGCAATGATGTGGGGCTTGCCACTTGCCTTGCGTTGGTCATTCAAATGACGGATAGCATGACGTGAAGTCACGTCTGTCTCGTCCACAACGTTAGGACGGAACAACAAAACCTTGTTCTTCTTGTCTGCGTTCTCTGCGGCGTTACGCAACGAACCCGTGTGCGCCAAGATCCAGTCCTTGGACATAGCGGGGTCATGCTTCGCTTGCTCGTGGCTAGCGCGTCGTACAGCGGCGTTCACATACTGCGACTCAGCATTAGGTGCAAAGCACGTACCACGGCTCGTATCCACGATACCGTTCTTGTCTGTACCACCACCACAACCCACG